TCAGCAGCTTTAAACGAAGCAAAATCGTTAGAATATATGACGGTTTTAGAAAACATTAAGTACAAAGAAAACATCCAAAAGATGGCAGGTTCAGGTCTAGTATTAGACAATACATGCGACTTTAGTGATGCAGGAACTTTAGCAATGACAGAAGCAGTTCTTGAGCCAAAGAGTTTACAAATTAACCTTGACATTTGCAAGGCTACACTTTTAACTTCTTGGGAGGCTTTACAAATGAGAGCAGGTAGAGATGCAGGTGCTCCTGCTTCTTTTGAAGATTATGTAGTATCTTATATGGGTGAAATCATAGCTGACGCTACTGAAACTTCTATATGGGGTGGTGTAACAGGAACTCCGGGTCAATTCAACGGATTCACAGGATATTGGTTGCTACCGGGTACTGACGCAACAGTTGTTCAATCAGCAGCAGCAGGTGCATATACAAATGCAACTATTATAGCTGAATTACAAAAATTAGTTGATGCTATCACAGGTGGTACAGCTAACGCAGTATTAGGTAAAGATGATGCTTATATCTATATGAACAATAAGACTTGGCAATTATACATTCAAGCTATTTCTGCATTAACAGGAACTCCTTGGATGTCAATGAATAAAGATTATGAGCGTGTATTTGAAGGCATTAAGATTGCAGTTGTACCGGGAATGGTAGACAATCAAATGGTATTTGCTCAAAAATCAAATCTATTCTTTGGTACTGACCTTTTAAGTGATAGCACTAGAATTGGTATTATGGATATGGCTCAATTAGATGGTTCAGACAATTTAAGACTAGTAGCTCGTTATACAGCAGGTGTTGTAGCAGGTATTGGTGCAGACGTTGTAAGACAGTCGTAATAAAATTAATTAATAGAAGCAGGGGTGTAAAAACCCTTGCTCCTTTAACCTTTAAAACATAAATAACTATGGCATGTACAGCATTAACAAAAGGTAGAGGACTCGACTGTAATAGAGTATCAGGGGGTGTAAAATATGTATATTTTTCTGTTTATGACAATTTTGCAAGAACAGATTGGGCATATTCGGCAGGAACTGAAGGAGAAATAGATACAATAAACTTTCAATCTTCCACTATATATAGATATACAGTACCGAGAGGTTCTACCACAGCAAACGAAACCATAACAGGAAGTACAGATAACGGAACTTTATTCTATACTCCAACTGTAAATATGGTTCTTAACAGACTTACTAAGGAAGACCAAAACGAAATTAAGCTTTTAGGACAAACTCAGGTTAGAATATTTGTTCAATTAAACGCAACACACGCAGCAACAGGAAATGATGTAATTGTGTGTTTAGGAATGCACAATGGAATGTCATTGAATGCAGGAAGTGCTGATTCAGGAGCTGCCTTTGGTGACCGTAATGGATACACTCTTACCTTTGACGGACTAGAAGCACAACCTTTTGCATTACTAGAAGATGTAGCAGCAGGTGGTGCACCATTTTCTAACGCAGGTGTAACAGGATTAAGTATAGTAACTTCATAATCTAATTAGTAGTTTTCATATATTCATGATTAGGGTGGGCTTCGGCTCACCTTTTTTTTTCATACTAACATAATACAAATAAAAACACTATTTTTCTATTATATAGTATGATACAAGCAACTACTGAGACTGATTTAACCTTTTATCTACAAACTGAGGACAATAGAATTGACACGTCAGTTGATTCAAGTAAGATAAGGCATTTAGTAAAGTTTACTAATGATATGGATAAATCAGTACAGTATGGATATTCAACAGTTCATTTAATTTACGATAGATACACTAAATTCAATTTCACTTATAATACGACTAAAGATGTATATACAGGAGATGTAAATTTTATACCGGCAGGTTATTGGAAATACGAAGTGTTTGAAGTTAGTTGGCCTAGTGATGGTGCAGTAGCTATAAGTGCAGGAAACGCACCTGCAAATGAAGATGATGTATTACCTGTTGCACCTACTCACGGAGTAGTTCAAGGATTAGTTACAAAGGGTAAAATGTATGTAGCAGAGAAAGATGGAACTCAGCAGGTTCAATATACTCAAAACGCACCTGCTTCAGGAACAAATTATATATATTACGGACAATAAATAAATAAAAAAATGGCAATAGAAAACGTACAACAGCTTTTAGTAGAGCAATTAGGAAAGAACGGAGATACAGAAATTTTTACAACAGCAGCACAATCAGGTAAAGATTGGTACTGTGTTCATTTTCCTGTTGAAAGTGTAATAGCTTCAATAACTGTGGCTGATGCAACAGGTGAAGCAGCTTTGCATACTACAATGGTTGCAGGAACTACACTCTTTATGAACGTAACAGCAATAACTCTTACGAGTGGTGTTGGGATTGGTTATGCTGAAGGTATAACTACATAAGATATGTTAGCATTAAAATTAGGAAGAAGTTTAAATACTATTAGACCGTATGGAGAATGGACTCCTGCCGGTGATGGTGGTCTTGTTGCTTGGTATCAAAAAGGAAGGGGAGTTACTTTAGAACCTACAACTACTAATGTGCAGACTTGGGCTGACAGTTCAGGGAATGCACGGGATATGAAACAATTAACTCTAACTGAACAACCTGCTTATAATGCAGGAACAGGTGTTATCACCTTTGATTCTTCCAAAACTCAAAACTTACAAACTGCAAGTCAAATTTCTTTAAGTGGAGAATTTACTATTGGTATGAGAATCAATATGGCTACAGCAGGAGGAGTTCCAATAGCAGATAATACAACAGGAGGGGAATTTATTAAATTTTCTACAAGTAGTCAAATGAGAATTAAAATAGACAATAGTCAAGCTGATATTACTTTAAATGGTGGAACTACTTTTGGTGATAATTATTTGGTCATTACTAGAGATTCTTCAGACGTAATAACCTTGCACGTAGACGGAGTAAAACAAACCGATACTGAAACTTTAGCAGGAACAGCAGATATTGATGCTCTAGGAGTTAGAAAACCCGATTTAAACCCCTTCAATGGTACTATGACTGAAATTCAAATATATAGTGAATCAAATGGAACTCTTACTGCCAATGTGAACGAATACTTATCAAACTTATAATATGGAAAATATTTTGTCAATCAATTTAGAAACAACAACAGCTCCAATAATACAGGAGGTACGTGGTAGAGACTACATTGAATACGGTACGGAGGATTGGAAGAACCTTTACCCTCAGTTTCTAATTGATTTATACTATAACAGTTCTACACACGCTGCGATAGTTAATGCTACTGCTGAAATGATAGCAGGTGAAGATTTAATATGTGTAGATGAAGATGTTAATTTAGAAACTTACGTGAAGCTCAAGAAGTTTTTAAGACACGCTAACGGTAAAGAATCTTTACATCAAGTAATAAAGAAAGTAGCTTTTGATTTTAAGCTTCAAGGAGCTTATGCTTTACATATTATATGGAATAGAGAAAGAACAGAAATAGCTGAAATCTATCACGTACCGGTAGAGAGAGTTCGAGCAGGTAAACCTAACAAACTTGGAAAGGTAGATACTTATTTTATTTGTGCAGATTGGGCTAATACTAGAACAAACAAACCTTATCCAATTACTGCTTTTAATACTAATGATAGAACAGCAGCAAGTCAATTAATTTATACAGGTTCATATAGTCCGAATATGGATATCTATCATACACCTGACTATATAGCTGCAAACAATTGGGCGCTTGTAGACCAAAAAGTGGCTGAGTTTCATCTAAATAATATTAACAATTCTTTCTCGGGAAGCTATATGTTTGCTTTCAATAATGGGGTGCCAACTCAAGAAGAACGTTTTCAGATAGAACAAAGTCTAACAGAAAAGTTTACTTCAGCTTCTAATGCGGGTAAATTTGTACTCACCTTCTCAGACGACCGAAATAGAGCTCCTGAAGTTACTCCACTAAATACAGCCGATTTAGATAAACAATATTTAGCACTGCAAGAACTTTTAGTACAGAACATCCTCACAGGCCATAGGGTGACTTCTAAGACACTTATGGGTATTGACAGTAGTAATGGGTTCAGTTCGAATACAGATGAGCTTATAAACGCTGCTAATTTTTACTTAAATACTGTGGTTCGCCCATTCCAATTAAATATATTAGATACTTTACATACTATTTTCTCTGTAAACAATATAGATTTACCTGTTGAATTTGTTCAGTTAAAACCTATAACAGTACAATTTGATTCTAAAACTGTAAGAGAAGTTATGACGACAGATGAAATTAGAGAATCTTTAGGGCTTGAGCCATTAGGTGATGAAGCAACAGTTGAGCAAGAAGTAAAATTTGCTAAAGTAGGAATGATTGATGGGGAGCCTGTTTTTAGTACAACAGAAGAAGCTAAAGAACACGCAAAGACAAAAGGTTGTGAAGGGTATCACGAACACGAACTAGAAGGTGAAACAGTCTATATGGCTTGTGACGGACACACTGAAGCAACTGAGCTTTCTAATTTTATTGCTGAATTTGGTGAGGATATTCCTGAAGGTTGGGAAATGATAGATGATGAAATTGTGGATGGTGAACACCAAGACTTTGACTTTGAAGATGAACTTAATAAAATAGCAAATGAAAAGTTTGACTTTGTTTCAACAGGTAGAGCAAATCCAAATGTAAGAAGTGANCAAGATGGATTAAATAAAGCAGGTGATAAGTTCTTTAAAGTAAGATACNTTTATACTAAAAATAATTCTGTACCGGGTAAAGGTAAAACAAGAGATTTTTGTTCTACTATGATGGCTGCAAATAAAGTATATAGGAAAGAAGATATTTTAAGAATGTCACAAATACCTGTAAATGCAGGATTTGGTCCTCGTGGAGCAGCAACCTATTCAATTTGGCTCTACAAAGGAGGCGCGATATGTCACCATTATTGGAAGCGTAGAATTTTTCAATCACCTGCAACAGATGAAGGGTTTGTAGTTTACCCTGATAACATTACAACAGATAAGATAATTACAGCTACAAAAGCAAGAAGCGAAGGCTTCACAATTAAAAGAAATGATGGTCTTGTTGCAAAAGCACCTAAGACTATGGCTAATGAAGGATTTTTAAACCCAAGATAATTATGGCATACGTATTATTCATATCTGAGGAGAAGCTGAAGGATTCTACAGCAATCAATTTAAATGTCGATGTAAACTTATTATTGCCTTATGTAAGACAGGCACAAAAGCTTTATGTTGAAACTAAATTAGGAACAGATTTAACTGAAAAACTAAAAAATGAAATTGTAGCAGGAACTCTAGCAGGAGCTTATAAGACTCTAGTAGATGAATACATTGGAGATATGCTTCCTAATTGGGCGTTTTATCACGCAATACCATTTTTAAGATTTAAAATAGAGAATGGCAATATCTATTCTAAAAGTTCAGAAACAGGAACAGCTTTATCTACAGAAGAAGCTCAACATCTTAGAGAAGAAGTTAGAAACACAGCAGAATATTATACAGAAAGACTAATTGAATATGTAAAGAATAATATAGGTAGCTTTCCTGAGTATAGTACCAATACAGGAGCTGATGTCAATCCTAATGATAATGCCTACTATAATGGTATGAACCTTGAAAGACCAAAGCAACAAGGGTCTAAACTTACATTAAGAAACTTTTTAAGTGCTAACATTTAATGAAGAAATACTACAAAACAAAATCAACTAACATAACTAAGCTAAAATCCTACTTGGATAAAAAGCCAAAACAGAATAAAAATGACAGACCTAAAAGACACAATACAAGTAGGGATAGCTAATGGTTCAGCTATTGGTTTCAGTATAACTGATTGTAATGAAATACTAACTCTTGTTTCGTTATTACTCGCAATAGCATTTACTATCTATAAATTTTTTATCTATGAAAAAAAGAAAGCTTAATAGTAAGAACCCTAAATATTTTAAAAAAGATGAAAACTCTGTTAAAGTTCGTAAGGAATTTGTTAGAGAGGTTAGGGGTGTTAAAATTTACAAAACCTACTTCTTGTAATTTGGTTAATCTACTTATCATTCGTGATACATTTACTGAAAATTCAACTATTGGTAAGTTGTTTGTTAATGGTGAATATTTTTGCGATACCTTAGAAAACCCTTGGAAGAATAATGTTAGAAATATCTCTTGTATACCTGATGGTGTTTATACAGTTAGATTAAGACTAGCAAGAGAAAGTGCTACAAGAGACTATTTGCACTTATTAGTTCAACAAGTTCCAAGCAGAGATTATATCTTATTTCATAGAGGTAACACATCAGCCGATACGAGTGGCTGTATCCTAGTAGGACAAACTCGTGAACAAGACCGTGTTAACAATTCAAGATTAGCGATGGATTTACTAATGAAGGAAATAATTAACTTAGGCGGCGAAAACATTAATTTAATAATCAAAAAT